GTACTGCTCCGACTGCTCCGGGGGAACCGGCGCCGGATCGGGCTCGTCCTTGTGGGGGAACAGGAATCCCATCGCCTTGCTCCACAGGTCGGCCGGGACGGTGACTGTTTCCGTCATGAGTTCGTCTCCATTCTTGGTCTCTACGGCGAACAGGGCCGCTTGCTCGCCAAGGTGTGGTGTGTGAAGAAGTGCATCTCCAAGGATCATTGGCCCCTTGATCCATTGACCGTTCGGTCCTTCAATCGCGCCATCCCATAGCACCTCCGGCGACTGGTAGCGGTAGTCCCCATCAGCCAGGGCCTTTGCGCCCTCGGGGGAGTATTCGGGGATCGCGTACAGCCCATCGACACGAACCTCCAACCCGACGATCCATCCGCCGGCGGGGGTTTCGTCGTCGTGGCTCCCCAGTTTGATCGGAGGCTTGAAGTCGGGCAGCACGAACGACGACGCGACCTCGGGGGTGATCGTGTGCTTCTGCCCGCCCTTGACGAAGTTGCCGAAGGGGAAAAGGCGGAAGGGCTCACCCGGCTGGGTGGCCACGAACTGATCGAGCATGAACATCGGCGTCGCGCTCATCCGTCTCCGCAGGGAAAACAAAAAGAGCGCCCGGAGGGGCGCATCCCCTTCCAGGCGCTCTAGGCGCTCTACAGCCCCCGGCCAGTTCACGGAGGCGGGCTATTCGGTTGCTGGGATTGTACCCGTCGTCCCTGGTGTGTCAAGGGCCAATTCTTCGAGGGCGCCGCCCACCAATCGAAACGAGTTCATGCGTCCGCACTTGGGACAGCGCAGCTCCAGCCTCGACCCGGTCATGAGGTAGCCGCGCGCGAGCTGGCGCCCGCAGTCCTTGCCTCCGCACCTCAGGTCGCGCCATACCGATCGACCGTTGCGTCCCGTCATTCCGGAGACTCCGGGCCGCGGAGGGCGGCAGACAACGCTTGCATCGCTCTTATCTCTAGGCTGTCGTCACCCTCCAAGTCGCTATCCCCCATCAAGCCGTCTAGCGCCGACCTAGCCAGCCGCGCCGCCCTCTCCAGCTCCCGCACCCGCTCCTGCGAGGCGGCCAGGGCGCGCATAATGGCAACGTACTCCTCCTGCGGTGTCTGCGTCATGGGTGTCCTCTTCGGTCCACGTTGAACTCGACCAGCAAAGTCGACTCAACGGCCTCGCGAACTAGCGCCGAAAGCGTCGTGCTTTCGCGCCTCGCGATTTCCTCAAGGGCGCGGCGCTGCCCACAACTAACGCTGAAGGAGATCGGCGTCGTCAGCGAATCGGATTTCGGCTTCGGTCCGCGTTTTCCCATTATGGGTTCATCCCCTTCTCCAGGTACTTGGCCAGCGCGACCCCTAGCCGCTGGAACACGCTCGTGAGCTTGTCGGTAGCCCCGCGCACCACGTCCTGCGGCACGGTCCACCAATGCCGCATCCGACTCGACTGTTGCGCGGCGTAGTCCCCGACGACGTGTTCGGCATACTTCAGCTTGGAGCCGAAGTGGCCCTCCTGGTAGCCGTGCGCCTTGAAGGTCTGGAAGATGTCGGGCTTGCCCAGTTTTCCGCCGCCCTCGGAGGCTCCCAGCGATCGCCCAAGCAATCCGGTGCGCCGGTACTTGCTCCCCGCCGGCGGCCGCGGGTACTTCGGCACGGCCCCCTGAAGAATGAGCAGGGCGGCCTCCAGCGTCTTGGTCACGGCCTTTGTGTACTTCTCGGGGAACTTCCGAAAGCGGGCGTGCAGCTCGTCGAGGCCCTGGACTTCGATGGTGGTCTTCACTCGTTCAGTATCCCTTCCGGCGCCTGGTCCAGCATCTCCTCGGACACTTCGCCGGGTCCACTCCAGCACCGGCACCGCGGATGCAGCGGGGGTTCGAAATCGGGGTCCCCGATGACGAACTCGTGGCCTTCCAGCGGCTCGCAGATGGGGCACACCACGTCGTCTTGCGCGGTGTGGAAGACAGCCGTCCGCACCAGCCCGGTTGACTTCCACGCCATCTCGTTTCCCTGCTGGAAGATCCTCGTGACCTCGGTCTCTGCGATCGACGCCGCCCTGGTTTCCCCGAACAGCGGCGTCAGCCTCGTCTCGAGCACGTCCAGGGGCTCCCCGCTTGTCAGCCAGTCACTGATGACCTGCTGGGTCTGGTCCCGTGTCGTATCGGTGATCCCCCTGATGAGCTCGAAGCGGTAGCCGCGCAGGAAGTCGATGGCGTTCTGGTTGAACCCGTCCCAGTCGATCAAAGCCTCCACCCCACCCGGAAGCAGCGCGGCCCCGCCCTCTCCTCCGGCCGCCAGCGCGTCGATGGCGAGCGAGGCAATGGCGTCCCAGAGGAGACCGTCCATGTCGTCCCAGAAGGCGGGGGAGAGGGGGTTGTCAGGCATCGACCTAATACCAAGACCCTGGCAACAATCCTTGCAGGGCCATTTCGCGCAGCTCCTCCAGCCGACTAATGCTTGGCGGCCAGTCGATGCCCAACAAGTCCGCCAGCTCCTTGCTCGCGGGGCTATAGATCCACGTTCTTGCCTCTACGCGAATCCTGTTCCTCTCCGCCATGCTCGTTGGCTTCTTGCCATGAGCCTTCACAACTGCGGTCGTATCCACAATGGCGCGATGCAGGATCGCGGCGGCTAGATTGCGGCACCCTTGGTAGTCATACTCTGGCCCCAGGGCCGTCTTCCTCACACTCTGCGAGACCTCGATCATCTCAGCCCCTTTCGCTCCCACTCCACCGTTGCGTTGACAATGGAGCTGAGGCCAATCAGCATCGCGCCGAGGCCACGAAGTAATATCCGTGGGCGCAGCCCCTTCTCCTCGCCATGCCTCTGAATTATCTGGCCCACAGCCGCGATCCGCCAGTGCCATCGGGGAAATCGCCAGGTTGCGTGCAGAACGTCATGCCACGTCCACGTTGTCATCTCAAACTCCTCGCTCCCTTGAGCACGCGCTCACGCATCTTCCCGAACGCCTTGGTCAGCGCCCGGGTCCACTTCTTCTCGTACTCCCGCCTCGCGTCGTCGTCCGGCGCGTGCTTCGCCCGGTAGTAGGTCAGCCCAAGTTCCTCGGCCTCGTTCCCCTTCTTGGGCGGGCCTTTCTCCTCCTCGTCCTCCTCCTCGCCTGGCTTCGGACGCTGCCCGAACGCGGCCTGGGCGAAAGCCCGCCGCTTCTCCTTCTCGGCGCCCAGCTCCTCCTCGGTCCGTGCCGGGAGGTTGGCGATCTCGCGCAGCCACACCTCATCGGCCGGCATCCAGGTGACCATGCTCCCCACCTGCTGCAGGAAGGTCCCGACCTGCTCCATGCTCACATCGCCGGCCATCTCGTGCTTCAGCGTCACCCCCGCGGGATCGTAGCCGTTCAGCCGCAGGAGCCGGGCCACGGCGTACTTGGTGAAGGTCTCGGAGACGATCGACGCCGTCGCGTTGACGGACATGGCGAAGAAGTCGGTCTGGTCCCTCGACAGTGCCAGGCTCCCAACGCTCTCCTGGCCCAACATGAGGAACTGCGCCAGGCAGGACATCAGCATCCGAGACTCGTATCGGTTGATCGTCTTGTCGGTGTCGAACTGCCGCGTCCCGCCGGTCGAGAGGAGCTTCAACACCCACCCCGAGGGAATGACGACGCCGGCCTGCTCGTCGTTGCGAATGTTCCGCACGATGTCATGCGCCCGGCCATAGTCCGTATCCCCAGAAGGCTGGTCGGTCGAGCCGGTGTTGGCCGAGGGGTCCGCACCCTTCGGGAGCTCGATCACTGGCAGTCCGGCCAGATCCCGCTCGATCCCAATGGCCTCGATCTGCTGGGTGTGCTTGGCGTAGTAGTAGGGCACCCACGCATTCCGCAGGATGCTCCGGCCCTCGGGGTTGCCGCGCTCCACCCGCGTCCGGTACAGCAGCAGCTTCTCGATGGGGATCTCCACCGACTTGTAGACCGGCGCCGCCATCTGCTGAATCCCGGCAAGCCCGCCCTCGGGGTCGAACATCCACCGGATGACGGTCTCCTGCCCGCGCGGCGCGAACTTCCGCCACAGCAAGGCGCCGTTCACCCGCTCGTAGACGGTCTCGAACAGGGAGAAGCCGAACGGCAGCATCGTCAGGGCTTCGATGATGTGATCGTTCCAAGAGTGCGACAGGTTTGCCCGGGCGTCGTTGACGAGTTGCAGCCGGGGGTCGTCGTCACCCTCCTCGCTGGCGAACGTCCAGTCGATCGACCTCAGAGCTTGCTCGATCGCCAGCAAGAGGGCGCCAACAACTGGCGAATTTCTGCGCATCTCGTCGTATCTGCGATAGGCCTCTTTTCCCCGCAATTCCCTGAGAAATTCTTCTTGGATCGTCCCACTAAATGCGGCCAATCCGGTCGCGCCGATTTCGCCTAGTTGTTGTGCCATGCGTTATTCTCCATGCCTCGCCCAGACTTGCCCGACCCTGCCATGCCTCGCCTCGCCTAGCCCGGCCTTACCAAGCCGCGCCTCACCTTGCAAGATGATCGCGTCCATGCCATGCCGAGCCACGCCGAGCCGCGCCCCGCCTCGCCTTGCCCTACCCGGCCTAGCCCTGCCAAGCCGCGCCCGGCCCTGAAGAAGATGACGCCATCCCAGCCTTGCCTAGCCCAGCCACGAACCAAGCCTCTGGCCTCGCCCTGCCTTGCCGCGCCGGACCGAGCCGTACCGCGCCTTCGCCGGGCCAAGCCTCGCCCAACCGTGCCCTGCCCTGAGATGATTGCTTCCATGCCTCGCCCTGCCGCACCTCACCGAGCCATGCCCCGCCAAACCGAGCCCGGCCAAGCCCTGCCAAGCCGAACCCTGCCGAACCTAGCCTTGCCATGACCACATGCAAAAGAAGCCGCCCACAGGATCATGCGATCTCGAACAGCCCAAACAGCGGACGCCAATCGCCCAGGCCGATCTCACGCCCGGCCCTGGCGAGTGCTTGGCGCAACTGTCGTTCGTCGATCAAGTCCTCAAGGTAGTCCACGACGATGGTCGCAGACCACGCCTTGAAGATGGGCCGGCACCGCACCGTCTTGTTGCGGTTCACGCCGACCGTCTCCAGGGACGTGAACTCCCCCGACTTCCACAGCTCCTCGGGGTCCTTGGAACCTTCGTAGACAAGGGCAACGTCAGCAGGCGGCACGATTCCCGACTCCACCTGCTTGCCGACCTTGTCCTTCCGGCCGCCCTCGATCAACGTCTTCCGGATCATCTTGCCCGGTAAGACGATGGAGGGGCGACCGCCTTGTGGGTACAGCCCTCCCAACCATTCCGCTTTCGCGATCTCCATCAAATCCGCGTCCGTTTTCTTCCTCTTGGACGTGAGACCTTTCAGGGACCGCGCGTACGCATTCAAGGGCGAGGCTAAATCCCCGTTGTGCATCAGAAGTGGCCGAACGCCCTTGATTTGAAAAGTCGCCGTTTTCATTGGTTTCTCCAGTGTGGCCCGCAACACTCAGCGCGTGAGTGAACTTCCAGAGACGATCAATCGTCGTCAGGAAGTCATGGCACCGGGTGCAGGCAGTTAGGAGATCCTCGGGCGGCTCCTCTCCCATGTGGTCATAGCTCAGGTGATGCGTGTCCACGTCCTCGCTGCACTCCCACGTCTTGATGCGCGGGAGCAGAGCAACGAACTCGCGAACCAGGGGGCCAACCTGACACATTCGGCCGTCTGCCTCCTTTGCGGCTCGGGCGCGCCTGCGCCAAGCCGGACTGCGGATGTAGGACTCGTATGTCATCTCAGTACTTCTTGAGCGGCGTCCAGCTCTCGTCGCGCCACTTCGACTTCTGCTCGGGCTGCTTTTCCGGCAGGTTGCGGTAGTCCCCCGCCGCCCAGACCATGAGGGCCCGGGCGATCACCGTGTCGTCGTGTCGGCCGGGAGGTGCGGAGTAAGTCGGTTGCCCCGTGACTGCATTGCGCCGCTGGGTGTAGGCCATCAGCTCGAGCTTCCAGGTCTCGTCGGGTTGGAATTGCCACTGCCCGCGCTCGATCTTCAGCGCCAGGTTCTCGATGAGCTGCGGCTTGGTCGTGGCCGACGTCTGGAAGCCGGGCTCGCCGTCCGGCCCCGGCAACAGCGGCAGGCCATCCCGGATGAGCTGCTCGATGATCGGGACGCCAATCGCGTTCCGCTCGGGCAGCAAGCCCTTGACCTTCCACGTCTTCACGAACTCCCCAAGCCGCTGACGCTGGAAGGCGTAGTCGATCTGGTTGAACCGGTCCCGGGCGATCTCCACCTTGCAGTCCGCACATCCGGCCGAGAAGGTAGTGAAGTCCAATTCCTTCGCCCAGTCCGCCCCCAGCACCACGCGGTGCCGGGCGTGCTTGCTCGGATCGGCCTCCGGCGCCGTAAGACATGCCGCCACGTTGCGGAAGACTGCGCCAGCGTCCTCGAGGAACTCGGCTTCCCACTCCTGCATGAAGGCGCGCTCGGGAAGCTCCTGCCGCGCATCCTCGATCTCCTGCGGTGCGATGTACGGGTTCAGCCGAGTCGGGAACTGCCAGGAGACCCAGTCCTCGTTCGCCTTGTCCTGCCCGCGCTGGTAGAGCTCGAAGAAGTAGTTGAGGCCCTTGGGCGTCCCCGCAAAGATCGCGTCCCCCCTCAGGTCCGCCAAGGTCGCACGTAGGACGTACTCCCAGGCATACTGAAGCTGCGCCACCTCGCCCGCCTCGTTCACTGCGATCCGCTTGTATTCCCGGCCTCTGGCCTTGTCGGGATCCTGGAGACTCCACATATCGAACACCCCGCCGCCGAGGAGCTCGATCCTGTGTTCCACTTCCCACTTGCGCGCCGTGACCGGCTGCAACGCCAGCTTCGACTCTCGCCAAGCGTCCCCCAACATCTTGTAGGTGGGAAAGAACCAGCCCACGGGGTAGCCATGCAATGCTGGCTCGACCAACCTCTCGAGCTGCCAAACGTCCTTCCCCCAACGCCGGCCAGCATCCAGCACGCTGAACCGCCGGGCCTCCGCGTGGGCTTGCGCCTGCGCTGGGTGAGCTTCCGGCAGAACGAGCTCGATGGTCCTCATGCCTTGACATGCCGCACCAAGATCTCAAGAGGCTCGGTCCCTTGCCCGCCTCCGGTGATGGCCTGCGGCAGACGTCCCCATCCGTGGTCTGCCAGGAACTCGAATGCCCGAAGGTCACCACGGACCGCCTTGTCCCACGTCTTCTCAATCGCCTTCTGCAGTCGATCCTTCGCGCCATCGCGAATGGCCTGGGCGAACGCCTCGGCCAGCGGGGGCCGGCCAGCCGGGTTGCCCGACACGCCCTTGGGGAATCTCCCCTTGGCGTCCCGACCTGCGCGTTCCTGCTTTGCAGGCTTCTTAGCCATCTCGTTTCGCCGTGATCCGCAACGGGATCATCTGCCGCTTGCACTCCATCAGCTGCCCGACCTGAGCAATGGCCGTCTCGGGCAGATCGAACACAACTCGCAGGCCGCCGTCGACCATCGTCTGCACCTTGGCGACCGTCGCCTGGAACACGATCGGCTTCTCTTTGTCCTTCGCCATCTCCGCCTCAACGAAAAGCGCCCGGCCGATCTCCCCGAAGGAAGAAAAGGCCGGGCGTTACTCGGCTCGTCTCGAAGTTGTCGAACCCTAGTCTACGCCGGTTTCTGCGCCCCCGCAACCTGCCGCGAACGGAAGTAGAGCCAGGTCCCGCACGCACCGCACCGCACCCTGGCCACCAGCATCTGAAAGCCCCTCAATTCGTCCACGATCGCAGTGTGGCCATCCACGACCTGAACCGGGCAGGCCTCACGACCACAACTGGGACAGAGGAGGTCAGTCCCCACGTTGTAGGCCGCTCGGGTCTCGGTCATCTCCCATTCCTTTCCCCAAACCATGTACTCCGCCTTCGCCTGCAGGCTTCGCTTCTGGATGCCCTACGGTCGATGGAGTTAGCCGCGCCACTTCCGCCCCCCCCCAGTAGTAGACGACCACCTTCCCGTTGGAGAACGCCACGACCTCCCGTGGGTAGACGTCGCACGTCCGTATCTCAACGCCGCAGACTGTCGCAACGGTTTCCATCACGACCCCTCCTCCCCCGGCGGCTCCGAGGCGGCTAACACCGGAGGTGCGGTCCAGTCCTGCATCAACTGCCACACCTCGGGTGCGAACCTCTGGGCCAAGGTCGAGCCGGCGCGACTCATGCTCTCACCTCCCTAATCTCGATCCGCTTCAGCGCCCACAGCAGTTTGCGCTTTAGCATCCAGACTTCCGTCCGATGGCCTTTCGTGTCCTCGTAGACCTCATTGCCCTTGTCGTCCACATAGAAAAAGTCGGGGATGATCGTGCAGACGTGCTGCCCGTCAACGTCAAGACGGATCGCCGGCTGCGGGTGCGCCTGGAGGTCGGAGATCAGGCCGCCCTTCTCCAGGATGTGCAGCTCGTCGCACCGATGGGCCTCCAAGGTGCTCTGGTGCATCGTCCCTTGCCGACAGCGGCGCGGGACGTTGTTGTATTTCACTCGTCGCCTCCGGGGAACATGGTCGCTGTTTGTGTGCCCGGCTTCATCCAGAGGGATTCTTTCCGCTGGCGCGCCCCATCGGCAAATGCCGTCCGTTCGACCCGCTCCCATCCCTGATACAGCATGTCGTAGAGGTCACATCGGTAGCCGCTGATAACCACCATCCCAGTTAGCGAGTGCAGGCAGACCGCCAGGTCGGCGTGCTCTGCGTCGGTCATCTCCCACTCGCCGTACTCTTTTATCGCGCGTTTCCTTGGCCGCCTCGTGGTGTGGGGATAGGGCGGGTCAACGTAGTGCAGCGTCTGCGGCGAGTCGTGGTGGAGCATCACGTCGATGGCCGGCCGCTGTTCGATGACGACGCCCTTCAGTCTCTCCACGAATGTGGCGATCTCGTCGGGGTAATGCATCCAGTCGTGCGCCGGCGTAGTCCCCGACCGGTTGCTATTCGCTCGGAAGCCGGTGGGGTATTCGTGATTGGCAGCTGCCGACCCAAAGCCGGCGAAGGACCGGAAGATCATGCGCCTGGCGCGCTCGACTGGCCCCGCCCCATTCAGCGGCGCCTCAAACTCTTCGCGAGCAAAGGGTGTCAGCCGCAGGAGCCGCTCCAGCTCTGCCGCGGTCTCCGGGTCGCGAAGAACGCGGAAGACGTTGACTGCATCGCCGTTCAAGTCGTTGTAGACCTCGGCGTAACTCC